GTCATTTCACTTTTAGTCCGTCACGTATGATTTTCTTTATATCTTCCTTTATATCCTCCAGATGTCCCGCGCTCTTTCCGGTGTTCTCCTCAATCTTCGCAAGGTGGTTCTCGGCGGCGTTCATCTTCTCCGACACGTTCTCCATCTTCTCGTCCATGCTGCTCCAGTGCTGCAGGCCGCTTGTGAACATGCCTTCCAGCTTGGTGCCCTGGTCCTGCGTCATGGCGGTGAAGCCGCCGGCTTTCGCGCTCTGGCTTGTGCCGCCACCGTCACTGCCGTACCCCGTGGCGGCGGCAAGCTGGTCGCGCAGCTTCATCGCCTCGTCCACGTACTGCATATATTCATCCTGCAGTGCCTTGCGTTCGGCCTCCGTAAGGTCGTTATCCTCCATGGCCTTGCCGAATTTGCGCCACCATTCCTCCAGCCTGTCGGCGTACAGTTCGCCTATCTTGTTCGACAGCATCGCACGCATGAAGTACTCGCTTATGTTGTTGGCAAAATCCTCCGTGGTGGCATCCATGTCCATGAGCGTGTCGATGAAGCTGTCGTACATCGAATCGAACGACATGCCGGTCAGCCCCTCGTACAGCTGGTCGGTCAGTTCCTCCAGCTTGCCGGCCTGGTCGATGTAATCGTCGAGTTTCTCTGTCAGCCTGCCACCGTAGCCGCCCTTGCCGGTATTCTGTATCAGCGTCCACATGTCCACGTTGGAGCGCAGCATCTTCATCTCCTCCGGACTCAGGTTCCAGATGTCGCCGTTCCACCTGCGGCCGATCTGGCTGCTCAGCTTGTCTATCTGTGCCTGCGAGAAGCCGCCCCAGTAGTAGTTCCAACTGTGATGGGAACCGTGGTAGCCGGCCTGTGCCTGTGCCATCTGGAGATAGTTGGCGTTTGTCTCCTGCTGGTACTTGTAGGCATCCCTGTACGCGGCAACGCTCTTGGTACCCCTGCTCGCCTTGATTTCGTCCGTCAGGTCCTCGATGGCGGTCTGCAGCAGCTCGTTGCGGTCTGTCAGCCGGTCAATGGTCTCCTGCACCTCTTTCGCGTTGCTGGAACTGATCCATGAGGAAAAACCGCCAAAAGTGATGGCATCGAATATCTTCCCTATCCCGCTGGCGATGGATTTCACGAGCGTCACCACCAGGTCGCCGGACAGGACATCCGAGATGATGCCGCTCACAGCGTTGAACACGGCATCGAGCAGACCTTCGATAACGACGCTGATGCCATCCTTGAACAAGTCGATGATTTGCACGATCCATCCGATAACAGGTACGTCCTCAAGGGCATCGGCCACTTTGCCGAAAGCACCGCCGAGCCGGCCTCCCATCTTTTCCGCCGAATTGCCGAACTTGATGAGACCCTCGTAAGCCCCGCTAAGGCTGCCCGAAGCGATTTGACGCAAACCGTCCACCACACCGTCCATGCCCGACTTGAGCGTGGTGGCGGTGTCGGTCATGGCACGCTGCGCCTCGGAAGCGACCGACTGCATCGATGACACGTTCTCGGCGGCCGCATCGGCGTTTGCCTGGGCCGTGTCAAGGGCTGACTTGGCGATGTCCTGCTCTTCCTTCGTGCCGGACTGGACGGCCTGGATATAATTCCGTTGGGCTTCGGAAAGGGCCGCATAGGTCATTTCGTAATCGTCCTGTGCCTGTCTCAGGTCGGCAAGGCTTTTCCGGTAGGCGGTAATCTCCGCCCCCAGTTTCTTAAAGCTGACATTGCCCGCGCCGCCCAGGGACTGCTCCATCTGCCGGATGGCGCTTACCAGTGCCTCCTGGCTCTCATGGTCGGCATTACGGAACCCGTCCGTCTGCATATAGGCCTTTGCCTTCTCCAGCTGCGGGGCTATGAGGTCATGGAACATGCCGCCGAACTCGCCGAAGACCACGCTCCAGTCTATGTCCGCCTTCAGCTCCTGCGCCTCCACCCCGGCAAGGAGGCTGTCACGCTCCACGCCAAGATAACGCCTTTCACTATCGGAAGAGGCTTTCCTGATTTTCCCGGCATATTCCTCGGCAATGGCGAGTTTCTGCTGCTGGTATGTCCCGTAGGCACGGAGATGCTCCTGCATGGCGTTGAACTCCTCACGGTACGCTTCCGCAACGGCTCTCTGACGCCTGGCTTCGTTCAACTCGTTGGCATTGTCTATGGCGGACTGCTGTTCTTCCGACAGCCCTTCACTCCCGCCTGCTTCCTTGTTCTTCCGTTTCCAGTCGGTTTCCTGTTTGGCTATCTCGTTTTTCCTGGCCTGGTAGTCGTTGTCTATCTGGCGCAGCTTCTTCTGCAGCCCTTCGTCCATGGCCTCTATCTCGGAGGCATCGTTCTCACGTTGCAGCTCGGCAAGTTCCTGTCCCAATTTCTCGGACACCTGCTTGCGCTTTTCAGCTTCCCTCGCCGCTTTTTCCGATGCCTTGCGGCTCTTCTCCGCATCGTTGTCCGTGCCGGGCTTCACCTTGTCGTATTCCTTCTTGGCGGTGTCCACCGCGTCCTTCAGCTCCTTCGCTTTCTTCTCGAACTCCTCACGGCTCAGGTCGTTGGCGGTATCCTTGATGAAGTCGTTGTAGGCTTTCAGGGATTCCTGGTACTTTTGTCTGGCGGACGCAGCCCAGTCCGCACTGCTGTCCGTCCGCAGGTTGCGCCGGTTTTGTTCGGATTTCAGCTTGTTCAGCTGGTACTGCAATTCATCACGGGAATAAGTCCCGGTCAGAGCCACATTCCCCTGCGTGATTTTACCGTATTTCTTTTCCTGCATTGTCATTTGTGCAAGCAGGGTCTCCCGTTGCCGGATCTGCCGTGAAAGCGTTTCATTGCTCACTCCGGTCAGGTTCTCGAAATAGGCGTTTGCCTCGTCCTTGCGGACTTGTGCCGACAGAGTGTCTTTCTTGTTCCGCAGGTTCTTCAATTCGGCCTCCTCTGCCTTGTTCAATCCTCCCGTCCTCTTCATCTTTGTCCCGGACCCGTTGGCATCCTCCCACCGTTCCGTGGCTTTCTTGGCCTCCAGTTCCTTTATCCTGTCCTCTACACGCTTCAACTCATTCACCGGGTTCGTGACGGATCTTTGACCCTCCAGTGCGGCAATCTCCTCTTTGATTTTCTTGATGTTCTTCAGTTTCTCATACTCGGTGTCGTACTTGGCGAAAATGTCCGGATACTTCTGTTCCAGCCTGTTCAGGGCTTCACGGCGGGTGTCCGTGCTTACCGCCTCGTCCCCGGCGATGGAACACAGTTCCTCAATCTTGCGCCGGTGTTCTTCTTCCGCCTCGATGACTTTCTGCTTCTGCGCCTCGTAGGATTCCTCCGCCTCCTTCAGACGCTCGGCCTCGGTCTTCATCGAGACCATCGCAGCGACCACTCCGGCAATCGCGGTGGCCACCAGCACGTAGGGATTGGCAAGCATGGTGGCATTGAGCATCTTCTGCGCCTTTTCCACCAGCAGCAGCCAGTTGTAATGGAGCATCTCGGCGGCGGTGGCCCAGCTCTTGGCGGCCGCCACGGTCATCACGGCGGTCCTGTAAACACCGTAGGTGCCGACAAGTCCAAGCAGGATGCGTCCGAAACGCTCGTAATGCTCGATGACGTAGGAAACGCCGGACAAGGTCGTGTTGATGATGCCTTCCGACTGCTGGCCGAGTTCGTTGAACATCATCGAAATGGCATCCTCGATGTTGCTGATCTGCCCGGTGATGGTCCGGCTCTGCGCTTCCATCAGGCCGCCGAACCTCCCTCCCTCGTCTGTCAGGCTCTCTATCGCTTTCTGTACCTCCGGAAAACCGACCTTGCCATCCTCCACCAGGCTCTTCACCTTGCTCTCGGCCACACCGAGCTGTTTGGCAAGCTCGGCTATCATCGGTATGCCGCGGCCTGTAAACTGGTTCAGGTCCTGCGTATACAGCCTGCCTTGCGCCATCGTGGTGCCGTACAGGTATACCAGGTCGCCGAGCGGGACGCTCAGACCGGCGGCGATGTCGCCAAGCCGGATGAGGGTCTCGTTCACCTTCTCCGCCTCGAAACCGTAGGCAAGCAACTGCTTGGCACCCTGCGCCACGTCTTCCAGCCCGAACGGGGTCGTGGCGGCGGTGCGTGTCAACTGCTGCATCAGGGCATCGGCCTGTTCCGCACTGCCGAGCATGGTCTTGAAGGCCACTTCCAACTGCTGGAACTCGCCGCGCACGGTGGATATCTTCGACACGAGCTCTTTCATGGCGAAGGCGGAAGCCAGGCGGCCTATGGTCCTCTGCAGGGACTGGCCGGTCCTGTCAAGCTCACGCATCTGCCTGTTGGCCTGCGTGGCTTTGCCTGTCATCTGCTCCATCTTGTTCACGGCCTTGTCGAGCCTGGCGCTCAACTTGTCGACCATAAGGAATTCTATTCGTACCGGTTCCATCTGTTATTTCAGTTTGCTTTGAAAAAATCCTGCTATTTCCCGCGCCTCGTCCTCCGCGCTCTTTTCCGTCTCTTTCCTCACGTAACGCGGCGCATCGCTCAGCATCATGATCAGTGTCTGGTAATTCACGCCATTCAGGATGTAGTCCACGCTCCAGCCCGTGGCGTCCGCTATCTGCCACACAAACCCGAAAGGGCTATGGGAGCCTTCGTAACGGCTCTTTAACTCCCTTCCCTTTTTTGGCTCAGTCTCAGCTTCATCGGATTCGTCATCTCGGCTGATCTGATAATAGGTATAAAAGGGTCCGTGCCCATCAGGCTCACGAAACGCTTGACGGCACCCAGAAGGTAGGGCTGCTCCATGAAATTGCGTACGAACCACGAGGTAGGCCAAAGCAGCAGGTGGCGGCTCCACCATCCGCGGCATATCGTATAGGCGACCATACGGCTGATTTTTTTGCCATGCCCGGCCATGAACTCCATCTCCTCCTCCTTGCTGAAGTTCCACATCTGCTCGCTCGTGACCCCCATTGACAAATATGTCCGGGCAAAACGGATCTGCCCGGACAAATAAGGTCGCTTCATGGTCACGCGCAGTTCCACGGGTTTCTTCCTCAGCGGAATGCGGAACGCCTTCAAGGGAACGCTCACACCCACATCCAGCAGGGCGTCAGCCCCTTCCCGCTGTATCTGCTTGATGACATCCTCTTCCATACGTTATTCTCCTGGATCCTCCTGGGTATCGAACACTTCGTATGGCGCACCGCCGTCTTCCGGCATGTTCGCGGTCAGCTGGCACTCCAGCTTCGACACTTCCGTCAGCGTCAGCTTGCCGCCGAGGTTCGACATCAGCGTGGCATTGGGCATGCGCACGGTCTGTCCGCTCACCAGGTCTATCTCGCACTTGTCACGGAGTTCGACCAGGCTCGTGGGAGCTTTCCAGCCGGTATATGCGCCGGAAGTACCTACCAGGGTACCGCCCATGGCAAGGTGCAGGTTCTCATAATCCAGCTGGATAAGGTTGAACGTCGGCGATATGGTGCCGTTCTTCTGCATCAGTGTCAGCACGGGAGCCGTCGGCACCTGCTCCGCCTCCACGTCCGTCTTCTCGGGCTTCGTGCCGCCCCAGTCCCAGCTGCCTTTCTCGATGTAGCCGATCACTTTTTCTCCGAAGCGCACCTGGCCGATGCCATACATGAATTTCTTATTCTTTGCCATTTTGTCTCTTTGTTTTGAGGGTTATTACTATGCCGGTAAAAAATCCGGTTGTCAATGCTGCGAGAACCTTCCACCATACGCCCGGAGGCTTCTTCTCTTCCTTCACTTCCTCCGATTGCCGGTCGAGGGTCTCCTTATATTTGCAGGCAAGCCTCTCGTAATATTCCACCAGCCTTTGCAGGCTGTCGCACGAGGCATATACCACGATGGTACCGGGTTCAGTACCCCGTTTTACGTCGAGGTTCGCCCGGCCGCTTCTCGCATGGTACGACGCGCCTGCCGGGAGGTCAAGGAGGCTGTCCGCATTCAGGGTCAGGCTCACTTCCGACTTCGGCACCGGCAGTGCCGTCACACGACGCGTCTCGGTCACGGTGCTGTCGCTTGCCTCTGTCCGTGCCGCCTCTTTCGCGGTCACGCTCTTTCGGCTGCTCGCGCAACCGGTCAAGGACAGGGCAGCCGTCACGATGCTCGCAACCGTTAGCGCCGTCAAGCGCCTTCCGAAGACGGGCCATCTCGCGCGTGTTGCGGGCAAGCTCCTTCTTGGTTTCCGAAAGTTCTTCCTTGGTCTCATTGAACTCGTTTTTCAGGGGTTTGACAATGTTCTCCATAAGGATACGGGTGGCACTCTCGGCGTTGTCTATGCGCACCGTCTCGGCGTCAGCCTCCGACTTCGACGCTTCCGCTTTCGCTTTCCTGACGGTGGCACGCAGGGAGCCGATGGCCGCCACGGTGCCCACAAGGCCGCCGCTGAGAATGATGTTGATGACTTCGCTGATGTCCATGCCACTCGATCGTTTATTGGTTTATACCTATTGATTCCAGCCACGCCTGCACGTCGAAACTCGGGCAGGCCTTGGCCGCCAGTTCGTTGTGCCCGACAATCCTCACGTCGGGGAAACGGCGGTGGAAGTCCTTCACATAACGTTCCAGTGCCGTCCGCTGGGCGTCCGTGCGCGTGTCCCTGGCGGTTTTCCCGTCCCCCGCACACCCGCCACTGTAAACCACGTGGCGGCTCACCGAATTATAACCGGCCGCGCCGTTGGTTATCTCCCAGTTATCCACCCATGCGTCCTCGTTGTTGTCCACAAGCCTCTCCACCGTCCCGTCCAGATGGACAAGGTCGGTATAGCCCACCTGTTTCCAACCGCGTCCGCCCCGGCTCACGGGGGCGGTGTGCCAGCGGCGGATGTCCGCCGCCGACACCTCACGCCCCTCCGGGGTGGCCGTGCAATGGATGACTAAGTATTTCAGTTCACGCTTTGCCATTATCCTACAGGATATACATATTCAGCCAACCCACGAGTTACAACATCCTCGGCACGGGCTATCTCAAACTCAAGTTCCTGTCCGACTTTATATAGGATTGACTTGTCAAACTTGTCACGAAACGGTTGTACCACTTCGACTTTCACTGTTTCTTTGTTATTCGTCTCCATATCAATGAATTTTACTAAAGTTGTTTTTTACAATTAGCCTTCTGGCAATTCCGATGCGGCGTATCCGCTCATCATCACCACGCCGGCATCCGCTTTCTTGAACATGCAGATGAAGTAGTGGCGGAAGTTGATCTTGTTGCGCTGGTACTCGGGGTCTTTCTGCGCCTCGCTGAAGTACATCTTCGTGCTTCCCGTGGCCTTGAACACACGCGGCGTATAGAAGGCGAACGAGCACTGGAACTCCCCGGTGTCGGAGGCCGCGCCCACCGCCTTCTTTTTTCCGGCGGTCGTGTACACGGGATTGTTCCCGTATTCGTAGACCTGGAAGCCGTACAGGTTGCCTACCTTGCCGGTGTTACGGTCAATGTTGTACTGCTCGCGGAAGTTCTGGCTCACAAGGAGCAGGTCGTTCACATGGTCGGGGCACAGCACCAGCCTGCGGTTCTCGGAGGGCACCTTCAGCTTGTCCAGCGCACGCTTCATCTCCACAAGGTCGTTCGGGGTAAGGCGCTTGCGCCCGGTTTCCTCATCCGCATCGCCGGTAGTTTTCAGCACGGGAGTCTTCGCCGTGTGCTCGGTGGCGCACAGCGCATGGGCGGCCTTGGCGAACTTCGCGTCGTTGATGGCATTGCCGTGGCTCTCCTTCACACGCGCCATCTTGTCGTAACTGATGGCGTACAGTTCGTCATCGGTGATCGGGGTCACTTTCGACTGGAACTTGTCAAGGGAGATGGCGATGTCCTTGTCCTCAAGCGCCTGCATGGGTATCGGGTAGGTCGTGTTGTTGATAAGCACGTCCGGGTCCACGCCCACTTCCACCAGGTGGATGACGTCATTGTTGACGATGCTCGACTGGTCGGGCACACCGTCCAGCCAGGAACCGGCAAGCCCGCTGCGCAGGACTTTCACCAGCTCGCCGGTCCATATCTCCGTATAGACACCGGCACGCAGTACGGGAGTGGTGTCACCGTACATTCCCATAAGGGCGCCCACGGCGTTCATTCCCACGGCGCCGATGCCGGGGGAGAAACCGGCTGCCGCCGCAAATAAGGCCCCTGTCACCGCGTTGAACAGGACGGCCGTCAAAAGCATTACGATTTTTCTGCTCATTTCTGTCTTGTTTTAAAAGGTTGATACTAAATTTCACACTCCATTCCGTACTCGGCCTTGTACAACCGCTTGTACTCGTCCGGCTGCTGCTCGCGCATCTCCAGCAGCTTGTCGCCGGGGACTTCGCTCAGCTTCTTGTAAGTCGCCGGGACATCCGTTTTTGCCGTCCCGTGCTGGCCGAGGACGGCGGAAAGTTTCACTTGCGGGGACATGGCCGAGAATACCGATGTCAGTTTCTCCACGCCGATCTCCTTGCCGAGGCTGATGAATTCATCCTTCTTGTCGGCAGTGATGCGTTTCTCGCCGATGGCTTTCTCCACAAGCGACGTGATACTTGCCAGGGTCAGCTCGTCCTTCTCCTTCCGGAGGCTCTCGTTCTCTTCCTTGGCCGTCTTGAATTCGCCGATCTTTTCCGCTATCTCGGCATCGGTCGCCGTCTCCGGCAAGCCCAGCTGCAGGGCAATGGCTTTGTTTTCCATTTCGTTCCTTGTTTTTTGATTGTTATTACTCAATTCCGGCAGAGGACACTCCCCGTCCCTGCCCAGTGTGATCCGTTTGCCGTCCTTTTTCAGCACGAGGGCGTCGTCGTTGGCCCCGATGTCCACCACGGACACCTCGAACAGTTTGCTCTTGGTGATGGTCGGGCTGGTCTGCCCGGCTACGAGGTATGCGCCGTCCTCGCTCATCTCTATGATGTCAAGGCCCGCGCTGACCATCTTCAGGCTGCCGAACTCGAACTGTCTCTTGCACCGCCGGCTCAGTTCCGTCGCCTCGTCGAACACCAGTTCGCCGGTCACCTCGTCGCCCTCCACCTTCACGTCCTTCACGTAGCCTATCACGTTGCCGCGCTCGTGCATGTAGAGCAGCACCGGGTTCCGGCAGTATTGCTCCACGTTCATGCCTGACGTCAGGACCCGGGTCCCGTAGCTGTTCAGGCTGTCGTTTGAAATGCGTACTCGTTTGCTCATTACTCTGTCTTTTTGCGTTTCGCACTGCAATATTACCGGCTAATCCGCCCGCCGCCAAAAAAGTATGAAACGGTTGCACACTTCTATGAAACCGTTGCACTGTTTTTTGGCGGCTGCCACGGAACACGGCAATTTTGCACCTGCGACACCGTGTATGCAGGCGTTGAAAACGCCTGCTATGTGTAACTATAAACTTTATCATATATGACAAAGGCAGAAACAGAGAAAAAGAAATCGCTCGCCAGGTCACTGTACATGGCGGGCATGGAGCAGCAGGAGATCGCCGACAAGGTGGAGGTATCCCGTGTCACCGTCTCCAAGTGGTGCAACGCCGAGGGGTGGAAGGAGGCGAGGGCGGCAAAGAACGTGACACGCCCGGAACTGGTCAACAAGCTGCTGCTCACCATCGACACGCTCATCACGCAGGTCAACGAGTCGAATGACCCGGCACTGGCCGCCGGACTGGGCGACAAGCTCGCCAAGCTGTCGTCGGTCATCGAGAAGCTCGACAAGAAGGCGAACGTGGTCGATGCCATCGAGGTGTTCATGGCGTTCTCCAAATGGATAGAGTACCGCTCGTCCATAGACCCGGAGGTGACACCGGAACTCATCAAGGCCATCAACAAGTACCAGGACCTGTATATCACGGAACAGATGGGAATAAAGTAGGAGGTGGCGATGGCAACGGCAGCAGAGAAAAAACAGGCTTATGACAGGTGGAAAGAGCACTGCAAGCGTGTCCAGTCCATCACCGATACCGCGCTGCTTGCCAGCGAGACGCCGGCGGAGCGCGACAGGCGCGTCGCCCGGCTCCGGTCAAACTACGCCGCGTTCTGCGAGTATTACTTCCCGCACTTCCTCACGCTGCGCGACAAGACCACCGGGGAGGTCATACGCACCGTACACAACGCGCCGTTCCACAACGAGGCGGCACGCAAGATACGTTCCACCCCCGACCTCAAGGCGGTGTTCATGTGGCCGCGCGGACACGCCAAATCGACGCACATGGATATATTCGTGCCGCTCTGGCTGATGTTCCAGCCCAAAAGGCTCATCAATTTCATGGTAGTGGTCGGCAAGTCGGAAGACTCCGCCGAACGTCTGCTGGGAGACATACAGGCGGAACTGGAGCACAACCAGCGCATCATCGCCGATTTCGGCAAACAACGGGCCGACGGCTCATGGCAGGAAGGCGAGTTCAAGGCGGCAAACGGTGTGAAGTTCCTTGCCTGCGGACGGGGGCAGTCACCGCGTGGCCTGCGTGACCGTGAGGCACGGCCGGACTACATCGTCATCGATGACCTGGACGATGACGAACTCTGCCGGAACGAGAAGCGCGTGCATGACCTGACCGACTGGGTGAAGGAAGCCCTCTTCGGTGCGCTTGACGTGGGACGCGGACGCTTCATCATGGTGGGAAACCTCATCAGCAAGACCTCCGTGCTCTTCAATATTTCACGCACGAAAGGCGTGTTCCTTTCCAAGGTGCAGGCGGTCGACAAGGACGGCAGCCCGGTATGGAAGGAGAAATGGACGAAAGAAGAGGCCACGGCTTACCGGGACTTCGTGGGATACCGGGCATGGGAAAAGGAAATGATGCACAACCCCATCGTGGACGGAACCATCTTCCGGGCGGACTGGATACGTTACAAGAAGATGCCCGGACTCTCCAAATACGAAATGCTGGTATGCTACACCGACCCGTCATTCAAGTCCACCACGTCCAATGACTACAAGGCCTGCCGCCTGTGGGGGAAGAAAGGGACGGAACTGCACCTCATCGACTGTTTCGTGCGGCAGGCGACCGTTGGCGAGATGGTGCGCTGGATGTACGACCTTTACGAGCGTACCCGTGACACCGCAGCCATATACTTCTTCATGGAAGCGAACTTCATGCAGGATGTCATCCTGGACGAATTCGCAGAGGAGGGCAACCTGCGCGGCTACCAGCTGCCCATCATGCCGGACAAGCGCAAGAAGCCCGACAAGCTCCAGCGCATCGAGGCGGTCAGCCCGCTTTGGGAACGCGGATTCGTATTCTACAACGTAGCGAAAAAGGAAGACCCGGACATGCAGGTGGGCATCGAACAGACACTGGCACTGGAGCACGGGAGCCGGGCGCACGACGATGCCCCGGACGCGGACGAGGGCGCGATATGGATACTGCAGCGCAACACGAGGCAGGAAAGTTTTCAACCGGTGTTCGGCAAAAGGCCGACCGCCAAAAATATATGGTAATCATGATTCAATTTGTCAAGGACATCATTTTCGCCTGGCGGTTCAAGCGTGCCGTCAGGAAGGCGAACAAACTGTCCCGGCTGTTCGGGATGAAGTATCTTGTAATCAGCCTGAACGGGGGACTAAAGGTCGTACCCAAACAGACCATCCGGGAACTGGTGGCAAGACACCGTTTCCGGAAAGGCGTGACGGTAGCCGACATTGAGAAGAGGGCGTTGTACATAGCTGACGGAAGGAGGACGCCATGTTCATAACGGAAGAGGATTACAGGGTGGTCGTCGGGGAACAGGCACTGAAAGTCATATCCCAGACCTCCGCCGAGAACCGTGCCAACGCGGAACTGGAGGCACGGGAGGAAATTTCCGGCTACCTGCGTCCCAAGTACGACTGCGGGGCGGTGTTCTCCGCGGAGGGTGACGGCAGGAACCGGCTCGTCGTCATGTACACCTGCGACATCGCGCTCTACCACATGAGTGCCTCCCAGCCGCAGAAGATGGGCGCAGAGATACGCGAGGAACGCTACAAACGGGCTATCGAATGGCTGGAAGGCGTGCAGGCCGGGAAGATTATCCCCGACCTGCCGCTCGCGGTGGACGAGGACGGGGAACCGACCGGGGGAATGTTCACTTACAGTTCACAACCGCCTTTAAGGCATAACTGGTAACGTCATGGATATAAGGAATTTTTTCAGCGGACTGTTTCCGCAGAAGCCACGGGACGTGCTGCACACGCCGTACGGTGACTTCAACCTGGCCAAAGAGGGCGACCGCAAACGCGTCCAAAAGATGGTCATCGAGCTGCAGCGCACTACCGACGCGCTTACCCGGAAGGACATCAAGGACTGGCGCGACGCCTGGCAAATGGCCATCAACGTGGACAGCCCCAACCGCCAGCGGCTTTACGACATATACCGGGACGTGGAGGTAGACCTGCACCTCTCCGGATGCGTCGAGCAGCGCAGGGGCTTCGTCATGGCCAAGTCGTTCAAGATCGTCAACGGGAAGGGGGACGAGGACGAAGAGGCTTTGCACTACTTCGACCAGTCCTGGTTCAAGCAGCTGCTGCGCTATGCCCTGGAAGCGAATTTCTGGGGCCACTCGCTCATCGAACTGGGGGAGCTGGCCACCGACGGTGACGGATGCCTGTGCTACTCGGACGTCACCCTGCTGCCCCGGAAGCACGTCATCCCGGAATACGGGCGCGTCATCACCGACCTCGGGCAGGACTGGACCACGGGCATCCCCTACCGGGAGGCACCGTTCACCGACTGGCTCATCGAGGCCGGACGGCCCGACAGCCTCGGACTGTACCTCAAGGCGGCCACGCAGACCATACCCAAGAAGAACATGCTGGCCTTCTGGGACACCTTCGGCGAGATATTCGGGATGCCCATGCGCATCGCACGGACCACCTCGCGCGACAAGAAGGAGATTGACCGGCTCGACCGCATGCTGCGCGAGGCGGGGGCGAGCCTCTCGATGGTGGCCGGGCAGGACACGGAAATCGAGTTCGTCGAGAGCGGAAAGGGGGATGCCTACAACGTCTACGACAAGCGCATCGACCGCGCCAACTCCGAACTCTCCAAGCTCATCATCGGGCAGACCATGACCATCGAGGACGGCAGCAGCCTCTCACAGTCGCAGACGCACCTCGAGGTGTTCCAGAACCTCGTGGAAAGCGACTGCGACATGCTGCGCGACATCGTGAACAACCAGCTCATACCGCGCATGGTCCGCCATGGGTTTCCCGTCAAGGGGCTGCGGTTCGAATGGGACGATGCGGTGGACTACACGCCGGAACAGCAGAAGGCATACGAGGAAATGGTGCTGCAGCATTACAAGGTGAATCCGCAGTATTTCGAGGACAAGTACGGGATGCCCTGCGAGGAGAAAGAAACACCTGAACCCACCGCTCCGGCTGGGCCGGAAAAGAAAAACGGCAAACCGGCTGAAACCCTGTCACGTTTTTTCGACTGAGCCCCTCCGACTATGAGGGGCTGCACCGACGCTATGCCGCATGGCTGGGAGAAGGGCCGCAGCCGTTGCTCCTCTCCAAGGAGCGTGAGGAAGAGATACGCCGCCGGCTGTCGTCGCTCTTCGACGGCATGATGCAGACGCTCTACTCGCTCAAGGGGGCTGAATTCCGCATCGGGATACTCGCCAAGCCCGAAGTGCAGGAGTTCATCGAAGCCCACGCAGGGGTGCTGGATTCGGGATTCTCCCGGGTGGAGATGTCCGAGGCCATGCGCCGCCGCCTCACGCGCTCCGACTACATCTTCTCCGGCATGAAGACGTTCCACGAGCTGAACGAGGCGTTCCCGTCCCTGCTGGATGAGAACGGCAATAGAAAGCCGTTCGAACAGTTCCTGAACGATGTCCGAAAGATAGACAGCACGTACAACGGCAACTATCTCCGGGCGGAGTACAACTTCGTGCAGTCATCGGCCCAGATGGCGGCCCGGTGGGAGCAGTTCACCGGGGACGGCGACCGCTACAACCTCCAGTACCGCACGGCCGCCGACGGCAAGGTACGGCCCACGCACGCCGCCCTGCACGGGGTGACGCTCCCCATTACCGACCCGTTCTGGGAAGAGTACTACCCGCCGAACGGGTGGAACTGCCGCTGCACCGTGGTACAGGTGCGCAAGTCCAAATACCCGGAAACACCGCACGACGAGGCGATGGCTCTTGGTGAGGAAGCCCTGCAGAAGGATTCGAAGGGGATTTTCCACTTCAATGCCGGGAAGGAGCGGAAGAGCATGCCGGACTATAACCCGTACACCATACGCCGGTGCCGGGACTGCGATGTGCCCAAAGGGAAGCTGAAGCTGGTTTTCGTGCCGGACAACGAACTGTGCGCGGCTTGCGAGATACTGCACAAATGCGCGGGCGACCGGGAAAAGACACAGAGGGCCATCGAGCGTACCCACTACCTGCACGGGATGAAGCCGTTGCTGAAAAAGTCGGAAACATTGAATGCGAACGGGACGGATATACGCGTGGGCTTTTCCGCATACGGCAACAAGCACCTGTTCAGCGACACATTCGGACGGTCTTCCATATTGCGGAAAGACGACCTCGCCTCGTTGGACGAGGTGCTGAAAGGGGCGGAATTTATGGATGACGCGGCACTCACGCACCCGCGGACGGACGGTATCGAGCATTTCTATTACTTCAAGGCACAGATAAGGGGGCAATGGGTAAGGCTGAACGTGGCGAAAGAGGTCAAGCATCGACCCAACGGATTCGTAAGGGTATCGTATTATCTCTATTCGATAAATGACATATAAACAAAAGAAGCACACCGGGCGACAGTTAGGACTAAATTGCCAGGGCGTCATTCCCGATGTGCTTCACTGCAAAAGTACAAAACATTTTTCAAAAACGACTCATTATGAACAAATTTCTTTCATTTCTGAAACAAAGCAACCGTTACAAACACCTTGTGGGTGGTCTCATCGTCGGAATTTGCGCGCTATCCCCCTGGAACGCGCTGTACTCCGCCGCCATCGCCGCATCATGCCTTGAACTGAAGGACAAGCTGCATGGATGCCCGTGGGACTGGATCGACTGGGCTATAACCGTAGCCGGAGGAAGCGTGGCAGCCTTCATCTGGCTGTTGTTTAGCATCTAAGCGTGTTTTATGGCATGAATTCCGTACCTTTGCATCCGGTGGAGCCTCCCAATAGGCCGTGTGGTCTATCGCGGGTACAACAATGCGAACGCGAATGGCGGTGTGTCGAATGCGAATGCGAATAACGATGCCACGAACACGAATGCGAATGTCGGCTCGCGTCTGGAAAACCAAAGCAAACGAGCGCAGAGGCAAGCTCGCTTGGCTATGCCGGGTGCAGCATGGTTTCACGCCCGTAAATCAAACAATCGGCGTACAGCACAGGGGACGTGTCCCCGGAGCGGTGCCGAGGGAGGCAAGCCCCAGCAACAGCATCCATGAAGGGTGGAAAGCTGAAAAATCACGCGTCGGGTGGAGTTTGGTAGGACGGTAACGTCTCGAAGAAGTCAGGCCCGGAGGAAGGAAGGCCTTTATCTTCCATTTGTATCAACCAATGACTGAAGCCTATGCGCAGAGAAGGACATATCATGGAAGAGGTTGTCGAATACCACAACATGTCGGAGGCATTCGATACCGTGCTGCGTGGATCCAAGCGGAAAAGATCTCGGCAGGGACGCTTCCTGCTTGAACACAGGGAGGAGGTCATCGCTGAACTCACGGCCGCCCTGGCAGACGGTTCTTTCCGGCTCGGGGGATACCACGAGAGGGACATCGAGGAATACGGAAAGAGACGCCGCCTCCAGATACTCTCCATGAAAGACCGCATCGCGGTGTTCGCCGTGATGAACGTCGTGGACAGGCACCTGCAGAAACGGTACATCCGGACTACGGGGGCGAGCATCAAGGGTCGCGGCACGCATGACCTGATGAAGTGCATACGCACGGACATGGCAGCAGACCCGGAAGGCACACGGTACGCCTACAAGTTCGACATCCGCCGCTTCTACGACAACGCGCGACAGGATTTCGTCATGTGGTGCTTCCGCAGGGTGTTCAAGGACGAAAAGCTGCTGACGGTGCTCGAGAGGTTCGTCACCATGCTGCCGGAAGGCATAAGTTTCGGGCTGCGGAGTTCCCAGGGGGCGGGCAACCTGCTCCTGTCTGTATTTTTAGACCACTACCTGAAGGACAGGTACGGGGTCTGTCATTACTACCGGTATTGCGATGACGGCCTCGTACTCGGTAAAACGAAAGCGGAACTGTGGACGGTGCGTCACATCATCCACGGGCGGATGGAGATGATTGACCTGGAGGTCAAGCCCAATGAAAGGGTGTTCCCCGTCGAGGAGGGCATCGACTTCCTCGGCTATGTCATCCATCCTGATTATGTCAGGCTGCGCAAACGCGTCAAGCAGAAGTTCGCCCGGAAGATGCACGAGGTAAAATCGAGAAGAAGGAGGCGTGAGCTGGTAGCGTCCTTTTACGGGATGGCAAAACACGCCGACTGCAATAAGTTGTTTAATAAATTAACAGGCAAAGAAATGAGATCATTTAAGGAATTGAATGTCGCTTACAAGCCGGAGGACGGCAAGAAGCGATTTCCCGGAACCGTGGTGAGCATCCGGGAACTGGTGAACCTGCCCATCATCGTGAAGGACTTCGAGACGGGCATAAAGACGGACCAGGGGGATGACCGCTGCATCGTCAGCATCGAGCAGAACGGCGAGCCGAAAAAGTTTTTCACCAACAGCGAGGAGATGAAGAACATCCTTGCGCAAATAAGGGAAGTGCCCGACGGGTTCCCGTTCGAGACAACCATCAGGACGGAAACCTTCGGCAAAGGACGTACTAAATACATATTCACATGAGAAGAGTGGAAGGAAACACAGGGGTCGCGCTGCTGGAATGCACAAACCCCGTAAAAGGCAAATGGCGCGTCCGATGGGACGTGCAGGAACACGAGGACGGCAGTGCCTCGTACATGGAGGAGGAGTTCGGCCACAAGCCGACCGATGAGGAGATACGCTCCACGGTCATGGGCTGGTACAACGGCCAGACCGACGCGGTCATCCTATCCGGCTTCAGCTACAATGGCGTGCCGGTATGGCTGTCAGGCGAGAACCAGTTCAACTACAAGTCGGCATACGACCTTGCCGTGCAGACCGGCGGCGGCACGCTGCCTGTGACGTTCAAGTTCGGAACCGATGCCCAGCCGCACTACCACACGTTCGGGACACTGGAGGAACTGGCCGGTTTCTACACGGCGGCAATGAAGCACATCCAGTCGGCACTCGCCGAGGGATGGAAAAAGAAAGACTCATTCGATTTGGGTTTATACCGGGTTGAATAGCTGAAGGATGTTTCCCTTCGGGGGAGGGATAGAAAAAAGCCCCCGGCCTGTTAATCAGTCGTCTCACTTACTTATTAACCAAAACGCCTGTACAGCGCACGACCGGGGGCAAATACCCTCGTTCGCACTGTACAGGCTTTTTTAATTTTGGTTGCGCACGTAGCGCATAAATAAGTGAGACGATGCAAAAGTACAAAAATTATCGGAAATGAAAGTGATTGAGATACTGAAATTAAACAGGGAACTGCTGAATATCTGCCGGGACGTGGGTATCCGGGTGGAAGATGTGCAGTATATCGAACTGTACAACGACTACAACAGGCTGCTCGCCGCAGGTGAGAAGGTCTCTTATATCGTGGCGGTGCTGGCGGAACGCTATGCCGTAAGCGAGCGGAAGGTTTACGCGCTTATCAAACGGTTGAGGACTGACTGCAACCTGTGTGCAGTGTAATTGGCATGGCACTCCATTGGGGAGGGTACGCCCCATGCTACCTTTGTGCCGTAACCCCAAAACGGCACATCATGAACAAATATTATCAGATCCTGGGCAGGGTGCTCGCGTCCGGAAAGACGCAGACGAACAGGAAAGGGAACATCCGCTACCTCCTGAACGAGCGGCTCACGCTCACCCCTGCCGACCTTCTCGACATCTTCGAAGGGCATCCCATAGCGCGGAAAAAACTCAAGGACGAACTGCAGCTTTTCATGCAGGGCGAGCGAAACGTGGAAAAATACCGCGAAGCGGGCATCAACTGGTGGGACTACTGCGGCTCCATCCTTGTCAACAGTTACCCGACATACCTGGAAAAGCTGCCGCCGCTCATCGAACGTATCAACCGGGAAAAACGTAGCAGCAAGAACTACGTGCTCTTCCTCGGTTCCACCGACGCGGAGAGCAACCAGGCCCCGTGCCTGAGCCTCGTGCAGTTCCAGATCGAGCAGGGAGAACTGGTGATGACGGCATACCAGCGCAGCAGCGATGCCAACCTCGGATTGCCGGCGGACATCTACCACCTGTACCTCATGTCCCGGCAGATCGACCTGCCGTTGAAGTCCATCACGCTCAACCTCGGGAACGTGCATATCTACGAGAACAACATCAGCCGGACGGAGCAGCTATTGGCCGGGAATGAGAACATCAAATTCGAGCTGAACGTATGACAAGGAAAATGTATCTTTCAGCCCCGCTTCCGTTCGTCGGGCAGAAGCGGATGTTCGCCAGGGAATTCATAAAGGTATTGGAGCAGTTCCCGGAAGACACGGTGTTCGTGGACCTGTTCGGCGGCTCGGGGCTGCTGTCGCACATAGCGAAATGCCGGAAACCGGACGCCACCGTGGTGTACAATGATTTCGACAATTACCGCCGCCGGATGGCGCATATCCCGCAGACGAACCGGCTGATCGCGGACATACGCGGAATGGTCGGGGATGCCGTGCCGCGCCACCGCCCGATTACCGGGGAACTGCGCGAACGCATATTCAGGCGTATCGAGCAGGAGGAACGGACGGTCGGATATGTCGATTTTATCACGCTGTCCTCCTCTCTCATGTTCTCCATGAAATACAGGCTGTCCGTCCCGGAAATGAGGAAGGAGGCACTCTACAATAATATACGCAAGGCGGATTATCCGGAGTGCGCCGACTATCTGGACGGGCTGGAAATCGTGTCATGCGACTACAAGGAGGTATTCGGGCGGTACAAGGACACGCCGGGAGTGGTGTTCCTCGTCGATCCGCCGTACCTGTCCACCGATGTGGGCACGTACAACATGTATTGGCACATGTCGGACTATCTGGACGTGCTGAACGTGCTTGCCGGACACTCTTTCGTCTATTTCACCTCGAACAAGTCCTCCATCCTCGAACTGTGCGAATGGATAGGAAGGAACCGGGACATCGGAAACCCTTTCGAGAAATGCACACGGGTGGAGTTCAACGCGCACATGAACTACAACGCGTCATACACCGACATGATGCTTTACAGGAAAGAGGCCGTCTGACGGCGTTTCCTTGCCCACTGTCCAAATAAAAAGCCTCCGGCGGTAATTTGTCCGCCGGAGGCTTTTCACTTTGAACGTGGCCGTTTATTGCAACCGTTTGAACGCCACGCACCGGTACACCTCGATGTTCTCCACTATCTCCTCGTGGTTGTGGTTCGTCTGGCTTTCCACAAGGTCAAACTCCGCGAAAGTATCGCCCTCCATGCACGCCAGCCGTTCATGTATCAGTTCCGGCAGGTCGAAGACTTCCAAGGCCTCTTCCATGAAAGGGCTGCCTTCGGATGCAGCACCTTTCCAGTCCGTGACGATATGCAGTTTCACTTCGGGTTCGGCGCGGTACTCCACGCCGTTCACCATCGCGTTCCATCGTATCGGGCAGAACTCCACGAACACCGCCGGGCGTTCCCAGTTCTCCTCCTGCTCGATGAACTCCACGTTGTGGTTCCACAGGTCGATGTGCCTGATGATGCCACCGCCTACCTCTTTCAGCTCCTTGCGGAGCAGATTGTACAGTTCCTTTCTCATTTTCGTCTGATGTCAAAATCCACGTTAAAATATTCCGTTATATTCTCCTCGATGATTTCCCGGACTGCCTGCTCCACCTCCGGGGACGTTCCGAGGAACTGCCGCCGGGGAATCTTGATCGTACTGCCTTCCTTCTTCAGTGCCATGAACTTCCAGAACTCCGCTTCGGTGGATTGTTGCCGGGTCTGCTTGTCACGGTGCATCGTGCCATCCTTGCGCCTTGCCCATTGCAGCACACCGGCCAATGTCATATACTTGTGCCAGAAGTAACCTTTCATGCGCTTTGTTACCACTATTTCGCCGCCATCGTTATGGATGGCGGCGTATGGCAAATCAGTATAGAACGTGATGCTGTCCTCCGTCGTCCGGCTCCGGATGCTGCGGCGGAGGTTGCCGGAATCTATCAGGATGGAGCCACCCGGACGGGTCGGACTTCTCCGCCGCTGCCATGCCTCGGAGAAGAAAGCCTGCCTCTCGAAGTTCCGGTCGAACTCGTCGCCCATCTCCACCCGGATGTCCTTCAGTATCCTCTGGATGATTTTCCGCACGTCGTCATTCATAGTCCTCGTCTTTAAAGAGTAAAAGCTGGCGGATGTCATCATCGTCAGCTATTCGGTTCCGTTCGTCGGCGCTTGCGTTAAGGATGTTGTAGAAGGTACGTTCCGTAATGCCATAAACGGGGTATATGAACCGGCGCCATATCTCGCGGTTGGGTATCCCGCGCCTGACTTCCCGGTCATATATCCTGTTTATTTCCTCCACACGTTTCTTGTAACTTACTCCGCGCCGTCTCGCCATACGTTATTCCTCCTGTTCCTTGGGTTTGTAGGGCCGGATATCCAGCTCTATCTCCGCGCTCACCGTCACCCGGCCGCTGCCGCCGCACTGGGGACAGGCCTCTTCGGTGGTTTCCTGCCTCTTCCTCACAAAAAGCCGGGACGGGTGTTCCACCGTTTTAAGCACGATGCCCGTGCCGTGACAGGCACGGCACAGGGCAATCTTCGGGGCTTTTGTCACGTTCCGTTTCATACCGCATCCTCCTTTTTCGGTTCGACATAAAACGTCTCGTCCTGCGACACCGAGATGCCGCACTTCGCCATCTGGCCGGCCATGTCCTCCATGTCACGGTCGGCGAGCAGCTTGTCCTTGGCTATCTCCTCCGTCTGGCGCACGTAGCCGGGCAGGAACTCCTTCACCAGCTGCAACGCGCTTGCCCAGGTGAAGCCTTTAAGGGTCTTCAGCTTCGGCGTGCCGGTACGGAAACCGATGACACCATGCGCCATTTCCAAGCTCTTCTTCTTGGTGAACAGCTCCGCCTGGTTCTCGGTGGCGTAGGCCTGCAGGGTGTCGAAGGCCTTTTCCTTCTCGCCCTCCAGCTCGGCCAGCTTGCTGGCATACTTCTCGCGGATCTTCGCGCACTGCAGCTCGATGTCCGCCGTGATTTTCGCACTCTGCGCGTTTGCCTTCGCATAGGCGGCAAACGCTTCATCGGCGGCTTCCCTCGTCACGCCGGTGATGATCACTTTCTTTTCTCTTTTTGCCATTGTGGTAAAATTTGATGGTTATTAATCGGGTTGGTTATTCTTCCTCGTAATCCTGCATTTCCAGTTCCGGGTCTATCAGGCAGGCCTCGTGCTGGGCGTAGGCCCAGTCCGCCAGGCGGTCGAAAAACTCGGCGGCTTCCTCACGTTCCATGTCCATAGTGGCTTCCCTGGCTTGGGTTGCCAATTCCTTTAATGCTTGTTCTGATTTACTGTCCATATCGTTTAACATTTTGAGGCGTCCGGGTCAATGAGGTGTATCCCAACCCGACCGCCGGTTTCACTTTCGGTGTCACACTCAATCGTCTATCGTCTTATCAGCAGTAAGCAGCACTTTAAACATTCGGTCGCGCTCGGCTTTGCTCTTGTATTTCTCTAATGTACTCCACGCGCCATTCGAACCGGTCGCAATCTTTATTCTCGGCTCGGGATAGTCATCTTTACGGATTATCTTCCAGCCGTTCTTGATCAACTTGTTTCTACTGTCTATATTCATGCTTCTCCCATTTTATTAGGTGAAAAATCCACTAACATGTAGCCGACCTCCGGACGCGACACGGTTTCCGCCGCCTTTTTGGGCTTCAGTCCGCCCTTGCGCTGTATGCCCCGGAGTTTCACGGCCAACTGTTCCAGTTCTTCCGTAGTAATCCGGGCGAAAGGCTTGCCCGCTATCCGGGGATGGCGGCAGAAGTCGTTGATACGCGCCCAGTCGGAAGTGTCGATGCCGAGCTTCTGCATCAGGTTCAGGCAGACGCTGCGCCGGTAGCGCAGTTCCGCACGCATCTTCTGGTGCCATTCATCCTGACCGGCCAGTTTTTCCAACGCGCTGCAGCATGCGCCGTACTCCTTCCGTGTCATCTCGCGGAGGCTGTCCGTCCGATTCCACGTGTACTGCAGCACGATGCTCTTCTTGAACTCTTCCCGGTCACCGTCATACGGCAGCCTGTTGAACGAGGCGTAGAACCGAGCGAAATTGGTTATTTCCTGTGCCATCTTGGTTGTATTAGCCTATCAATAATTGGAAACCTTTTTCCGTAACATAAATATCCTCACGCTCTATCCACGGTTCTCTCAAATCATCGTCTTCCTCTTTGGAATTCGAGAAATTCAAACGAAGACTGTTTTCAAGACTGGAATCTATTTGTTCTTCTATGTCAGCAATGCTTACATCTTCAGGAACTGTTCCTCTAAACTTTACAAGTACCGTAATTTCTTTTGCCATAATTCAAATATTTAAAAGTTATTCAAACAATACTTTAATGCCGCACGAACTGGCCACGTCAAGCTCCAGCTTTGCACCCTTGCTCAGTTCCCAGCCTTGCAGCATATAGATATACTCACAATCGAGCAGCAGGGCGATGTCCGCCCGCATGTGCTCCCTCCAGTGTGCCTCGTCCGGCAATCCGTTCTTGAACGGGTTGACCGGAGAGAAGCCCATGTCCCTCAGTCTCTGTTCCGCGTCCGCAAAAGCTCCTTTGCGTTCGTCGATGTTGTAGTGGGCTATTGCCCCGCTGATGTAAACCTTGTCTTTATCCATTGTTTCATTTTTTAGATTGTTTGCTCTTTCTGAACCTCTCCCGCAGCACCACCGTCCAGTTGCACACCCGGCAGCACTCGCCCTCTTCTTTTACCGGGAAAGGGCTATTACCCGGTTCCGTGAACTTTTTGCCGCAAATGCAGCAGGTCTTTTCCTTATCGTTTTCCATACGTCACACTATTTCAAATTGTACTTTAAAATCATACTCCTCGCAAAGCCGCCGTATCTGAACCACGGCCAACGGGTTGCCACCGGACGGGTAGAATATCATCCGCTCTTTAGTGGAACATCGTACACCCTTCCGGCGTAGCTTGTACAGGATGTTCTTGCGTCTCATTTTTCGTTTATCCATGTCACAAGTTGTTGCTTGTTTGAATGATTCCTTCCTCCCATACCACGTAATAGCTCCCAGCCTCACCGATGGCGCGTCCCTGGCAGTATGCCTTGTAACCTACCACGCGCACCTTCATGTCACAGATGTACTTCAGCTTCATGGCACCGCCGCCCATCGGCTGGCTCTTCTTCTCCTGGCTTATCCAGATGAAGCACTTTTTCGGAAAGCGGTCCATCAGCTCCTTGGCCTGCGGATAGTCACACGGGGCCACCTGGAAGGAGTCTATGACGACAAACTTGGGGCTTTTGGGCTTTTCCAGCCGTTCCACGAGTTCATCAAGGGTGCTCTCCGGCACTACCCGGAAACGTCCCTGTACCTCGTTCATTTTCAGATACCCCATACGGCGTTGGAAACTCTGGTTCACCCTTTCCTCGTAGCTCATGTAGAGTACCGTCCCGTAGTTGCACAACTCCCGCGCAAGCTGCATCACGAAGCTGCTCTTGCCGCTGGCACTGGCCCCACTAATGAACCACGAAGCGTTCTCCGCCGGAAAACCGAACGGTTTGCTCCACCTCTCGCCCCAAGGCAGGGTCTTCCATTTCTTGGCCGCTATGTCGCGCGGCGTTAATGCCCGTTTCATGACTTACTTCTCTTTCTTCAGTTCAGATATGAGCAAGTCTGCCCATTCAACAGCACTTTCCGCATCATCTTTGACGCTATTAAGGGAAGTTTTCACTTTGTGGAGGAAAATTTCCTTCGCAATCTCATACCGCCGTTGTTCCCAGTCCGGCTCATTCGCCTTTTTCATCTCGCGGTGGATACCGATAACGGCATCCATCGCCTGCATCTCTATTTTGGTCATCATTGCGCTGTCATTTTAAGTTTCTCAATCTCCGTATATACTCTCCTCAGCCCGCCGCGTGTCTTGCGCACGATCTGCGCAATGTCAACCCCTTCAGGGGCGTTCGCCTTCGCCACGATACGTGCCTGCGTGTTCAGGAACGCCTCGCGTTCCCGGCCGTCATCGGGCGTGACCTTGCTGTAACGGTCACCGTAGCGGCTCAGCATCTCGGTGTAACCCACCTTCTTGCACTCGATGGAGCGGTTTATCTTCTCCTTCAGCCCATCCGCACCCATCATGTACCAGGCGCAGCACCGTTCCGTGGCGTTCCACAGGGCTTTCAGTTCAAGGAAAGCCTCATACTGCAGGTCGCCGGCCTCGTCCAAAATGATAAGGGGGGTCTCCATCGAGCGGAGGTAATACACCAGGTCTTCGTACACGTCCGAGTAACGTCCCTTGCTGTCCACCCCGAACTCGGAGGCGATCTTGCGCACCAGCTTCAGCTTGGTCTTCACCTGCGAGCAGTCGATATACACGGCGTTCCTATGGTTCTGCACGTAATACCTTGCCGTGAACGTCTTGCCGATGTTGGGGATGTCGCACAGGATGGCCGAAAGGCTCGACTGCTGCGAGAACTCCAGCTGGGCGGTGATATACTCGAACGTGGCGGTCTTGGCGGCCTTCCACTCCATGTCGGCGCGGAGGCTCACGCCCAGCCGCCGGGCGATGCCTATCCATGCGCCCTCGCTCAGGGCTTTGTCCGTCTGGCCGTTCTTGATGGCACTGTACACCGAGGTGCTGATGCCGAGGGAGGCGGCATGTTTCGCGTCGCTCGGATAGTTCGCACGGTTGGCGACTATCGCTCCCAAAATCTTCTTTTTCTGCGCTTCTGTAATCATAATTCAAACGCTGTTTTAATGTTATTCTAATCGCATTCTTACATATCAGCTATACCCCGTAAGGCCTCGCTCACCGCAGGCCGCCACTCGTAAGCGTCATCCGGTTCCTCCGGTTCCGCCACCGGGGGCAATACGAGGCTTTCTTCCGTCTCTTCCTTTTCCGGTTGTATGATTGCCGTACCAACCCGGTCAACAGCATTGTCGCGGACATATTTGCCGAAACTGCTTATCTTTTTCTGCTGCTCGATATAGTTCACCACGTCCTCCTCGGTCTGTTCGGCCAGCACCCTGTTATAGGTTTCCACCTTCTCCACCTTGTCGATGAAGCGGTCGCCCTGGAATATGTACACGTCCGTGGGCTTCCCTTCCTCGTCCGGCAGGTAATAGGCCGTCACTTTGTAGTCGTTCGGTTGCAGACGCTCCAGCACCGACGTGTCGCTCAGCCACCAGTCCTCGTATGCCACACGCACAGTCGAGTTGCGCCGTATACTGGTTTCCACACGCTCGCCTATGAAGCGGCTCAGCGTGAGTTTGTCGTACTTGCGCAGGGTCGGGTTGATGTTCGCCACCAGTACCTGCCAGCGGGTCATTCCCGGATATTTCTTCTGGTTGGGATGGGGCGAGTTGTTCCATTCCGCACTGTCCCGGCGGTCATCGGCCACCAGCTGCTCGAAGCTGAAATACTCCCGGTCTTCGTAGGTGTCATTGGACTCGTCGCTGACTTTCTTGTACTCCACGCGCCACTTGCCTTTGCCGTAGAAACGTCCGATGCCGGCATGGTTCTTGTGGATGACGCTGCGCTTCTTCGCACCGTTCAGGGGTTCGGCGTATTTTTCCTGTGAATTCTGGGGAGCGCAGAAGTGGACGAAGTTGAATGCCACCCCGGCTTGCAGGAAACCCTCCTTGTATTCGCTCATCAGGTGGTTCTCCACCTCTATGCCGGCAGGAATGCCCCAGCCGTTGCGCTCGATGAGCCGGAACATGTCACGGAAGCAGTCCACGACAAGCATCTGGTCTTTCTTACGCCCGTAACTCGCGCCGACCACGCACTGGCTCACCACGTCGTAGGCGTAGTAGGCGTGTACCCGTTGTTTGGTGTCCTTCAGCTTGCGTGTAAGGTCCACGTCGTCCATCGTGACTTGCGACAAGGAGAATTCCCCGTTATGGCGGTGGACGTGCGGCATCTGCTCGTGCATGAACGTGGTATATCCCATGAGCGCATGGTTGACGAGCAGCTTGTTGTTCGGCTTGTTCAGCACGTTGTTGATGGTGCTCTCGCTCAGTTCCTTCGGGTCGCCGTTCTTGTCGGTGAAGTCATCGGGGTTGAATACCTCGCCGGTGCTCAGATCCCATGCCTCGCGCTCGCCGCAGACAAAAGCGATGTACATCTCGTGCACGTTACTGTTGTAGGGCTTGTTCTCCTGTGCGGCAAGGCTCAGGATAAGCCGTTCGGTCTTGTAGTCCACCTTCCTCGCGCTCTGGTTGCCGAACTTGCCGCTGATGAGGCACTCGTAGCCGTACTGCTTGTACTCGTTCACTTTCTTGCGGAAGCGGAGGGTACTCGCCGGCAGGTCGTGCCCGAACTCCTCGCGCAGAGTCTCAATGGTCGCCGCCATCATGTCCCAGTTGTATTTCTCGCCCATCAGCTTGCGGTAATCGCGGCTTCTATTGTACAGCCGGATGCAGGTGTTCAGCACAGAAGCGTTCACGGCATACTTCCGGGCAAGTCCGTCGGTGGCCTTGTCGCTGTGCTGACGGGCTGCCCAATCCATGAAATAGGCCACGGCAGCCTGGTCAAGCTCGTAATTCGACAATATCCAGCCGCGGAGCAGGACGGCATTGCCGCCGGGATAAGTTTCCTCAACTTTCTCCTTATAAGTGGTGGGAAGGCTGTCAACAGCAACCAAGGCATACCGCCCAAGCCCTTTGCCTGAACGCACCACATCGATGCGCCCACGGGCGGACAGCTGCTTGTAGTTCGGCAGGGTCATAATACCGCCGTCCACAAGCTCGCGTGCCGAGATACAAAGTTTGTTGCCGTAATACTCCATCACCCGCCTCCTTATCTCAATGCCAATGCCCAGCTTTGGATGCCCTCAATCTCGGCCACCTCTACATTTTCATAGCGGCGCACCTTCTCGCCCTTGTGGAACACCTCGCAGTCACCGGTCTTCTTGTTTAACTCCAGCATCGTATTATTTGGCAGGTACTGGCGCATATAGCCGTCTGCATCGAACAGAGTTTCCGTTTCCGGAACCTCGACCATCACGATGCCGCCACGGTCCATCGCCAGCTTGCGGACTTTCTTTGCCAAGTCAGTGTCGCCACGCCGGTCGTCGAATCGGATGGCGTTGAACACGCTCTTCTCACTGATGCCGAAAGCCCTCATGATAAACTCACGGTCTTCCTTCTTAATGTGAATGTACTTCTTCATATCTCACTCGTTTTTATGATTAAACTTTAGTAGGGCGCGGGGAATCGAACCCCGTCGGCTGTCTTCTATTTTCGTTTTCGCTTTCCGACTTTCCGGCCGTGCCAGCCGCCCTTTCCAACCTGTCTTTCCAGGTTGCCAGTTATCCGGTCAATCTTTTTGTCTTGACCTTCCTTGTATCTTTATGCCATTACCCCTGATTGTCCAGTCGCAATCGTATGGGCAGCTTTCCACATATCCTCTTACGATGTCCTTCACGTGCGCCAACGTGCAGTTCCAAAATTCCCAGCGGCATATCCTGCCGTCCGTAGCGGTCAGCATCACCGCCCACACATCGTTCCTACTCATCATCATTTTCATTCTTGTAGATTCATTAATATTCTGTTATAACCGGCTTCAAACTGCAACCGTAGCAGGTCACCAGACGGTAAACCATGTTCTTCACGTAAGATTCAGGTGCGCTGAACACGATGCCGTCCTCCTCGTTGTAGTGGAATGAAACACCGTCCGACATCAACACGAACGCAACCTTGTGTTTCACGCTCTGGGTTTTCCATTCTTTGATTTCGTCGTTCATTTTCTTTAATTCTTAAAATTCGTTACTCTCGCGCCTTTTTCGTATCTTTGGCCGCTTGTTCTTCATTGAACACGTCGCAAAGATACAGAATATTCTGCAATAACAAAACAAAATGGGAGAAAAAAATACAGAAGTTTCTGCTCGCATAGCAGCAATAATAGAAAGAGTAGGGGAGAATCCCAGCTCTTTTGCCAAGAGTTTGGGCTATTCACGAGCCCAAACCATATATGACATACTCAGCGGGAAGTCTGCCCCAAGTTACGATTTTTTCAAACGGTTTGCGAATACAGGATTTTCTGCAAACATAAATCTGCAATGGCTTTTTACTGGAAATGGTGATATGTTCAAGAAAGAGGAAGCCATTGCCGACGAACGCCCTGTGGCCTCTCTTGCCACGCAACCAGGCAAAGGAATACCCCTTATACCAATTGAGGCTATGGCCGGCGCACTTACAGGCGAACAAACCGTTCTTGAATATGAGTGCGAGCGTTACGTTGTGCCGGTATTCAAAGGCGCAGACTTCCTGATTCCCGTGAAAGGCTCAAGCATGTACCCCAAATACAGTTCCGGGGACATCGTGGCATGCCAGCGTGTACCTATGTCAGACTTATTTTTCCAATGGAATAAAGTATATGTCATTGATACCAATCAAGGGGCGCTCATCAAACGCATCAAACCAGGAAGCGACAAAGAACACGTCCTCATCGTCTCCGATAACGAGAAATACGATCCTTTTGAGTTGCCAATATCTTCGATACATGCCGTAGCCCTCGTTATTGGCGTGATAAGATTAGAATGATTTAATTAAGTATGGAAACAATTATCACCTTTATTCTCATTGCCACAATAATGGTAGCAATAATCATGATAACAGCCAGCAATAAAAAAAGTCATGGGGGAAATCATGAATTGTCACGGAGTGAGCTTTATTACCAAGCACATAATCCAGCAAGCAAAATATACCAAGCACTTGAAACCATCAAAATTTTACAAAATACAGATAAATACGAAACTTTCAGTTCGCGAGAATCATTTTTATATGAATTATCAAAAGACATTGTACAGTATCTGCCCAGTAATCATTATAAAGACTATGTAGATATGGCCGTAAAACAATACAAGCAAACATACAAGACAAATATTATTACCCGGCGACAACAAGAATTTATAGAAAATCCAGATATTAAAAACAATCATTCATTTACAGCCAAATTAAAAGCACGTTTCTTTGCTGATTTTTGCGAAGCAATGCAAAGCGAGATCAACAGATTAAAAACTGAAAAAGCCAAGCAAAAGAGGAGAGACCATGTAAAAGAAGTCGCATTGTCGATAATTGAGTATTTAAAAACAAACAATCATATATTATTGGCAAACGGAATTGTTGATGATGCAGCACAATTGGGCGTGGAAATAGATAAAAACCTAATATAG